GATTAGGATGCTGACATGAGTAATCCATTTGACTATGCTAATTCAATCCTTCAGAATAAGAAGAATCTGATTGTTGATGAACTGACCGAGAAAGAATATCAACCATTTCTGATTAACCGCACTCTTTCCTATCATAAAGATTGTATTATGTTTGCAAACGAAATGAATCGTAGGCATCTGACCGATAAGAAGTTGCAATATGATTTTTTTCTAAATACAATCAGGTCACAGAAAAGACCTTTTGTTAAGTGGGTTAAGGCTGAAAAAAGTGATGATTTAGAATGTGTGAAACAAGTATTCGGATTATCAGATCAAAAAGCTCGTGAAGCTCTGCGCCTCCTTAGTAATGAACAAATCCAAAAATTAAAAGAACAAACCGATACGGGTGGATTAAGGAAATGATATGGTTGATTTGGCCAGTTTCATTGAAGTTAAACTCAATGAGCAAGACGATTTTTTAAAGGTTCGTGAAACACTAACACGAATCGGAGTTTCTTCACGCAAAGAAAAAGTTTTATATCAGTCATGTCATATTTTACATAAACAAGGTAAATATTACATTACCCATTTTAAAGAGCTCTTTGCACTTGATGGAAAACTATCTAACATTTCAGAGAATGATATTCAAAGACGAAATGCAATTGCAAACTTATTGGAAGAATGGGGACTGATAAAGATTTTGAATCCAGAATTGATGAAAGATAATATTGCACCGATACATCAAGTAAAGATTATTTCGTTCAAGGAAAAAAATGATTGGCAACTGATTACCAAATACAATATTGGTAAAAAACCTCAAAATTATTGAAGTCTTTGACTAAATAAAACCGTGAAGCCTTCGGGGTCACATTTCATTAACTCGCTTAATAGGAGAAAATTATGACACGCTTTACATCATTATATCCACAGTTTGTTGGTTTCGATAATATTTTCAACGAGCTCGAAAGACTGGTTGACGGTACTGCACCAACAAGAAACACTTCTTTTCCACCACACAACATCATCAAACTAGATGACAACAAGTATGTCGTTGAAATGGCGGTTGCTGGTTTTGGGCAAGATGAGGTCGATGTTGAAATCCAAGACGGTATACTAATCGTCAAGGGTGAAAAGAAAGACCAAGCTGAAGTGGATTATTTGTATCGTGGCATTGCAACTCGTTCCTTTACTAAGTCTATACGACTGAGTGATACGATTGAAGTTCGTGGTGCCCAATTCAAAGATGGTATTCTTAAAATTGGTTTAGAGAATGTAATTCCTGAACATAAGAAACCAAGGAAGATTGAGTTTAGTAAAGAACTAAATTTCAGTAATCCAAAACTGCTTCAAGAAGCAGTTTAACCGATGGGGTCGCAATGACCCCATTTTTGCCTCACAACTATATTATTTTGGTGTATAATTAAATCATGTTAAAAAAAGATAAAAACTTCCGCATTTCTAAACAAACAAAACGATTCATGGCAACTATTGTTGATCCTGTGGCTCGTCATGCTTATAAAAATTTAATGATTGGTGCTCAACTTTTTGGTTCAAAAGAATTCGAGAGCAAAAAGAAAAAGAAACATGGTAATGAAACAGAAGCTACTTGATGCATACATGAAGGTTGCAGAGACCTTTGCTGAATGTTCTACTGCAAGAAGACTTCATGTTGGTGCGATAATTGTTAAAGATGATCGTGTAATTTCAATTGGGTATAATGGCACACCTGTTGGGTGGGATAATAATTGTGAAGATGAATATGTTAATGAAATTGGTGAAAGTTTACTTAGAACTAAACCTGAGGTAATACATGCAGAAACTAACGCTATCGCTAAATTGGCGAAATCTACTGAATCTGGAAGTGGGTCTGTATTGTTTGTTACTCATGCTCCTTGTCTTGATTGCGCCAAGTTGGTATTTCAAAGTGGCGTTTCTTCTGTTTACTATCGTAATAGTTATCGTGACAGCTCTGGAGTGGACTTCCTCATCAAATCAGGAGTAAAAATTGAAAAATTATAGTGCAGAAGTAGTTGAGGTTTGTGAGAATGGTGATGCAATATTACAATTCTCGGAAGAAATGATACAAGACCTTGGATGGAAAGTTGATGATGTACTAAGTATATCCATGGTTGACGGTGTTGTAACATTAAAAAACATCACAAAGCATCCAGATTTATTTAAGGAATAATTATGGTTAAAAAGAAAAACAAAATTGTTGTGTATGAACAGGCTCCTTTTGTACAAGGATATTGTTTAGCATTATCTGATGAAAAATTTTATAATCCATATGATGAAGTTGAAGATGCAGAAGCTGATGCATTAGATTTTCATCGTGGATTTGAAAATGGCGTAGGAGTAGAATAATTATGTTAGTTATGCCGGACGATATGACAGGAAGACCAGTGGGTTTTACCTGTTCAACTTTTGATTTACTTCATGCAGGTCATATTCTTATGTTGGCTGAATGTAAACAAATCTGTGACTATTTGATTGTTGGTGTTCAAAGTGATCCAACCATTGATAGACCAGAAACTAAAAATAAACCAGTGCAATCTATTGTTGAAAGATATGTTCAACTCTCTGCGGTTAAATTTGTAGATGAAATTATTGTTTACAACACCGAAAAAGACCTTGAAGATATGTTGATGTTTCTTCCAATATCAGTTCGTATTATTGGTGAAGAATACAAAGACAAAGATTTTACAGGTAAACAAATCTGTGAAGACCGTGGTATTAAAATTTGGTTTAACTCTCGTTCACACCGATTCAGTTCTTCTGAATTGAGACAAAGAACATATCAATCTGAATTAAGTAAAAAAGGAAATTAATTATGAACATTCGTGAAATCGCCAAGAAAATCGCCATTGAGTATCGTTTACCTAGAGCAGAACGATACGGCCTCTATTTGAGGAAGTTTGATAATATGGTAGAGGTTCTTGGATGGATGCCAGACCCTTCGGCCGATATGAATGACTATCGTGGAAGAGAAATGTTGTTCCCTAAAAGATGGGTGACAATAGGTGTATTACCTGCAAATACAAAAGTATATGTATAGAGTAAGTTTTTTAATGAAAGATTCATCTTCTGTAGCTTTTAGAGAATTTGAATCTTTCAAAGAAGCAGTAGATTTTTCTACTCAACAACCAGATAATTCTATTATAGAAATAAAACATTATGACGCTCAAACTAATAACCTTCAAAACAAATCAAACAATTCTAGGTGATGTTGAATATACGGGTGGTGAATACATCATAAAAAAACCTGTACAAGTTATTGTTCAACCAACAAAAGATGGACCAATGATGGGGTTCTCACCGTTTTTAGACTATTGTTTAGAATTTAATACAGGCATTAAATTTTCATCTTCGGATGTTTTAACTGTAACTATACCTGTAAATGAATTATCAAATCAATACAATGAAGTATTTGGTTCTGGAATACAGATTGCCTCTTCTATTCCAAAATTCTGATATAATGATTGAATGAATTATTACACTAATGTTGCCTCTGTTGGCAACAATATTCTTTATCGTGGTATTAAAAATGGGCGGCGTGTTAAGTTAAAAATTGCTTACACGCCGACTTTGTTTTTGCCTTCAAAGAAATCAACTAAGTTCACCACACTTGATGGTGAATATCTTGAGCCTATGAAGTTTGAAAGCATTCGTGAGGCTCGTGATTTCGTCAAGCGTTACGAAGAAGTTCAAAATTTTAAAATCTATGGCAACAACAATTATGCTTATGCTTTTATTGCTGATGAACAAAAAGGTATGATTGATTGGAAGATTGAAGACCTTTCAATTGCAGTAATTGACTTAGAAGTTGGTTCTGAGAATGGTTTTCCTGATCCATATCAAGCGAATGAACCTATCACCGCCATTTGTATTAAGTATCTCAATGATCAAACAGTTGTATTTGGTTGTGGTGATTATGAATTGCGTGGTGATGAAACTTATATTAAGTGTGATGATGAATATTCATTATGTAAAAAGTTCTTGGCTTTTTGGCAAGAAAATTGTCCTGATGTAATCTCTGGTTGGAATATTAAGTTCTTTGATGTTCCATATCTGGTAAATCGCTTCAATAAACTCTTTGGTGAAGATGAAACTAAAAAGTTATCGCCATGGGGATTTATTAGTAGCCGTAAAACTATTATGAACAATCAAGAGTTAACTGCATATGAACTTGTTGGTGTGTCCACATTAGACTATATTGAATTATACAGATGGTATGCGCCAGGTGGTAAATCACAAGAATCATATCGCCTAGACAACATCGCACAAGTAGAACTCGGTGAAGGTAAGATTTCTTATGATGAGTTTGATAATCTTCATGCATTATACAGATTGAACTATCAAAAGTTTATTGAGTATAATATTAAAGACGTTGATTTGATTTTCAAGCTTGAATCAAAACTAAAATTAATTGAGTTGGGTCTTACTCTTGCATATGATACCAAAACAAACTTTGAAGATATCTTTGCACAAACAAGGATGTGGGATGCACTAATATATAATTACCTATTAGATAAAAATATTATTGTTCCTCCAAAAGAAACGAAACACAAGTCATCGGCATTTGAAGGCGCATATGTTAAAGTGCCGCAAGTTGGTTTACATAATTGGGTTGCATCGTTTGACTTGAATAGTTTGTATCCGCATTTAATGATGCAATTTAATATTTCACCAGAGACATTAGTTGAAACATCTGATTACACATCAGAAATGCGTAATATGATTATGAGTGGTGTGTCTGTTGATAAGATGTTAGATAAAGAACTTGATACTTCTAAACTATCTGGTGTTACAATTACACCAAATGGTCAATTCTTTCGTACTGGCAAACAAGGTTTCTTACCAAAGATGTTAGAAGAAATGTATGTTGACAGAAGTAAGTTTAAGAAGATGATGATTCAGGCCAAAAAAGACTATGAAGTTGAAACTGACCTGAACAAAAGAAAAGAATTGAAAAACAAGATTGCTCGTTATGACAATCTACAATTAGCAAAGAAAGTTTCTTTAAATTCGGCATACGGTGCATTAGGTTCACAATATTTCCGTTTCTATGACTTGAGAATGGCACTTGCAGTTACCCTTGCGGGTCAATTATCTATTAGGTGGATTGAAAATAAATTAAATGGATATTTAAATAAATTATTAAAGACTGAAGAAGATTATGTTATCGCCTCTGACACAGATTCGATTTATCTCCGTCTTGGTCCGCTTGTTGACAATGTGTATGGTACGGGACAAAAAGATTCTGTTCCTTCAAACATCGACAAACAACAAGTTATTGCCTTCATGGACCGTGTATGTGAAGATAAAATCCAACCGTTTATTGATTCATCTTATCAAGAGCTTGCTACGTATGTTCATGCGTATGCCCAAAAGATGCAAATGAAACGTGAAGCATTGGCGAACAAAGGTATTTGGACTGCCAAGAAACGATACATTCTAAACATTTATAACAATGAGGGTGTTCAATATAAAGAACCGCAAATGAAAGTTATGGGCCTTGAAATGATTAAATCATCTACACCTGCGGCAATTCGTGAGAAGATGAAACAATCAATTAAGATTATGATTAATGGTTCGGAAGAAGACATACATAATTTTATTGAAGACTTTAGAGTTGAATTTAAAAAGTTATCACCAGAAGATATTTCTTTTCCCCGTGGTGTTAATGGCCTAAAGGAATATTCCGATTCAGTTACTCTCTATAAAAAAGGCACACCTATTCATGTAAAAGGCGCAATTCTTTATAATCATTATTTGAAACAAAAGAATTTAACAAAGACATATCCATTCATACAAGAAGGTGAGAAACTTAAATTCACCTATTTGAAACAACCTAATCCATTCAAAGACATGGTCATCTCTTTCCCAAGTAGATTGCCAAAAGAATTTGAATTGCAGCCGTATGTTGACTATGACATGCAATTTGATAAGGCATTCCTTGAACCCATCAAAGTGATTTTAGATTGTATGAATTGGTCAACAGAAAAGAAAAATTCGTTGGAGAGTTTCTTTGGATAATATTCGAATCATCAAGACGGGAATTAATGTCTCTAAAATAATGAGGCAATTGAAAAAGTATCCTGAAGATTGGGAATCACAAAAAAATATGGAAGGTGTGAAGTCTTTGGTGGATAGGGGTTACATGAACCTTCCTGCTGGTGTATTACAATTAATAATTGGTGCAGTAGCCGATTCAAAAGATTATGTTGGTGACAGCGAGATTAACATTGCAACGCCAGCATATGATAGACACACAGAAGTAATTGGGTTTTTGAGAAGACACTTTCATAGTTTTTGCAGATGTGGATTTCTATCACTAGAAGTTGGTGGTGAAGTTGGCCAACACATTGATACTGGTTCTTATTATCAAACCAAAGATAGATACCATTTATCAATTCAAGGTCGTTATGATTATACTGTTGGTGGTGAAACAGTTACAGTAGAACCAGGAACTTTACTTTGGTTCAATAATAAATTAATGCACGGAACAAAGAACGTA